ATTCGATTCCCAATAGGCAATGAATGCCTTGAGCATCGATACTTCGTCCTTGCAACGATAGTATTTGATGTTGTCGTGGTGAGGTGTGTAATCGCCACAGCCAAAGGACACGATGTCCTTTGATGTCTTGTCCATCAACGTTATGGCTGTGATTTCTTCACTAGCGTACTTAGGCTTGGGAAAGCCGTTCTCTGCACCAACTTCGATGTCGATGAACAGAATGCGTAGGTGATTGATGTTCCACTCAATAGTCTCTTGTGGATATTCTTGTGCTAGGAATGAGTAGACGAATTGCGACTGACCATAGATTGGAAAATTGTCTACATCCTTGTAGCGTTCGATGAAGTCTCGACCATCGCTGATTGACTCAAAGGCAACAGGCGCAACATCGCGCCCATCAATAGTTTTCCATCCCGAAGGTTCTTCGCTGTCTACGAATAGCGTAGGCGAGTATGATACTTTCCGATTGAACCGGACTCCATTCTCGTAACCACGATAATAGATTTTCCCGTTCTTAACGGCAACGTTGGTGTAGAATCGCATAGACCCTCATTATAAACGATACTGCTCATAGTGTCAAACTTTTGGTGGTGCTTTGTGCATTGTTGTTTTGCTGTCTTGGTAAATCTTCAGCGAATGTGGGTTCCTATTCAAGTCAACCACATGCACAGGCGGACCAGAATTTGGATCGATGCGACATGCACCCATTACAGCATCTTGCATTGTCCACCCAATGTTAAGGTACGCTAGTGCATACGGGCCACCAGTACCTTCACTCCAGTAATCAGTTTCGATTGGTACTGGATAGAGGTCATCACTAATGAAGAACGGACCTTTCCACCACACGAATGCTGATATGTTCTCAAAAGAAGGACGTTCCTCTTCGGGGATAGCGTACAGATCATGGATGGAATTGTTCTTGCCAATCCACCATCGTAACCACTCGCCCTCGCCAGCATCGCCGGCGACTGCTAGAACAACCCCTCTTTTAGGGAAGTAAATCTTCGAACCAAAGCCCGAATACGCATCATAGTTGAGGCGGGTATCCGCCCCAAGCATCTTAGTCTGATGGCAATAGGCTATGGTTGTCATTTACTTCACGCGGGTTAGATTTGGTCTGCCGTCTGCTGGCAATGCGCCAGGACCAGCAATGACGATGCCAGAACCAAACAACGTATTGTACTGATTGGTCAGTTCTTGCACTGGTTCTACTGCGTAGATTACAGCAGAGAAATTGATGCCGATTGTCTTTTCTGCGGTGAACGGGCACAGTGGTCGCAATTGAACACCAACACGTTCTGGTTGCTGCGGATCAGGAATCATCATAATGACACACGGATTCTTGAGCAGATGATTTGGTGCCTTGTCGTTAAGAATTTCCTCACCGATAATCACCTCACCATTCAACAGTTGAAACACCTTCACCTTAGTCGGAGTAGCCATAATCACCTCTAGTTATCAATTGCGCGATATGCGCCTTTCTTACCAATCGTATACTTAGTCTGTAACTGCCATTGCTCTTTGTCTTTGTGCGATATGATCTTGATGAGGCGCATCGGTGCTAGATCAGCCAACACTGGTTCGGGCTCGACCATTTTTACCAGACCCCAATCTGTCAGCAGTTTGGCAATTGTATTTCGCCTCTGAATATCCTTCTCATCCAGATTCGTGGGTTTGCCATCTAACGCAAACAACTCCTTGAAATGGACCACATAGTATTTACCTTGCTTGTGCAAGATGTGGCACGACTGAAAGAGGATGTTGTTTCGTTCAGATGCAATGCCAATGCGCGTAAGAGTCTCACGCACTTTTAGGAAATCATCTGGTGTCGATAGCGTTACTTCCACAGGAGCATAATTTTCAATGCCTTCAAAGGCAAGACCTAATGCGTTCATGTACCACCCCGGTATAGTTTTTCTTTTATTGTAACCAGTTGTTCAGGGGTGTGGAGGTCGAGTACATCTTTCGCCTTCTGATTTCCGTAACCATAATATTCCTTTACAGCCTCCAAGTCACCCAGCTTTTCCGCCTTAAACCATTTCGAGAAACGTTTTCTGGCAGTTATACTATTTAGTAGAAAGGAGAATTGAAGCCGCCCGGGCAACGACCCGTTGTATCGGTTCATTTCATTGGCTTGGAATACTGTGTCGCGGAAATAGCTCAGACCACGATTCACCATGAAAGCAGGATAGTCCTTTTCACCCTGCTCTGTAGATGCAAGATCCTCTTTGGTGCCATTGATGGCGTTCAGGTAGTCAAATGGATTCGACATGACTACTCCTTGAATTTCACGCCACCCATTACCTCGGTGAGCATGGCGACCAGATTCAACTCCTGATCTACCACGAACGGAATCTTCGCTTGATAGTCTGCGAGAATAAGCACCAGCTGCGGAATGTCTGATGGATCGATGTACTTGGTCGATGTGTCAAAGATCATGCGGATAATCTTGTTGGGGTCGTTGTCCATATTGGACGCAACCCACTTCCGCATTTCAGTCCACTCTTTGCCTTTGAGGTGCTTCACAAGACCACCATAGTTGTCCTCGTTGAAGTCAACCAGAACACCCTCATCGATCTTACCTGAGGCTGCGTAGCGTTGCAATTCATTCAGCACTCTCCGATAATCTGGAAAATACTTCATCAGCAATCGTGCTACGGCTTCCTTGTTATACTCGACACCCTCGGTCTTGAGGATAGCAGCAAGCCGTTTCATGAACGCCGCAGCCATGGCGGGCTTGTCAGCCTTCGCCATGTGGAATTCAACCGATACGCAACGCGAATGAATCGGCGGAATAATGCGGTTCTTGAAATTTGCTGTGAAGATAAAGCGACAGTTGGCGGCGAACTCCTCAAGCGCACCCTTCAATCCTTGTTGTGCGTCAAATGTGAGGTTGTCACCTTCGTCTAGGATAATGACCTTCGGTCCTCCCATCATACTCATTGACGAGGCAAATTGCATGATCTTATCTCGCAATACCCCGATGCCACGTTCCTCTGACGCATTGATGAACAGGTAGTCAGCACCCAGTTCCTCGCATAGTGCGCGAGCAACAGTGGTCTTGCCAACTCCAGCTGACCCTGACAGAAGCAGGTTCGGAATCTGGCCCTGTTTTACGAACTCCTTGAATGTTTCCTTCAACGAGTCTGGCAGCACACAATCATCGATTGTATGCGGACGGTACTTTTCAACCCAAATGAAATGCTCACGAACAGCCATAATGTATTAACTCCCTATTCTGTTGACACCCATCCAATTGCGATAGTCGCGCATAACCTCTTTCGCACGTTCTGGCGTCATTATCCACCATGCACAATCATTCTCAATAAAATGCAGAATGCACCACAGTTTTACCTTTGCCCACCACAAGTATGATGTGGGCTTAGTGCAGTACATATAGCAGCCCCGGGCGCGGGCGTAGTGTTCAACCACCACAACGTGTTTCATACGTCCCTCCAGATGGCATGCATTGGATTGGCTTCTTGTTCCTTACCACAACATTTACAACGACGATACCAGTACCAGTATGGTGTTGTGGGGTCGGTCCAGTTGTGAATGCCGATTCTGCACAGCAGTTGGTGTATGCTAAATTTTGCTGTCATTTTCAACCGTCATCCAATACGTCAACGGTGTGTCTTGATTGTCCCACTTGACAACGCCGACGACTGATTTGTCCTTATGGATCTTCTTGCCTACTGTGCAGATGTACTTGCCCGGCAGAAGCTTGAAATTCTCCACACGCAGCACGGCATCAAAGTCATTGACCTTCTTGTCATCTTCCGACTTCAAGGTCTTGCTGTATGTGTGCGAGGACGAATTCTTGCGGTCATTGACTGTGATCTTGACCTTGCCCTTTGCAGCCGAAATCGCAATCGTAGGTGCAGCAAGTGCCACAGCTACCTTGACTAGACCATCAATGTCCTTAGCAGTCAGTTCGCAGGAGAACAGTTCCTCATCAAGCACAATCTCCTTGTTAGGAGCAGCCGTAACGACCGAAGGATCTGCATAGAAATACTTGATGACCGCATCGCCAGATTGGACGTTGACAAACTTGTCCTGAAAGTCCAAGTCAACATCGTCAAACAGCGTGATGGCATTCAAAAAGGAATTCAGGTCATAGATACAGACCTGAGTTGGGAAGTCATCATCGACACTCGCCTTGGCGAAGATGTTTCTTGATGCTCCGATTGTACGAATCGTCTTGCCCGGTTCAATGACTAGATTGACATTGACCCCTGCAAAATTTTTCAGTACGGAAATTGTGCCTTGCGATAGCTTCATCAAGATTGCTCCTCGATTTGGTTAAGATACAACAACAGTATAACATAGTGCGCAGCTTTAAGCAAGTCAGCACGGTTCTTGCCCTTCTTTTTACCGTATCGCATGACATACTTTGCCGCATTGCTTTTCCAGAAATCTTCCGCTGTACCCATCGAAAGAAACAGGTCATTCATCTGAATGCCTTGACTGTCCTTGCCAACGTAGTGTTGCCCATAGGTTGACTCTATGTAGGTGTGTAACTCATTCAGAATATCACCTTCTAGGTACTTGAATGGTGACTTCCTAATCTCTGCTGGTGGTGCATCGTACTCAAGACCTGCCCGGGCATGACTCAAAGCATGTTCCACGCCCGAGCCAACTCCTGGTATCTCTGTATCTGGCACGCCAAAAATATTAGTAATAGGTGAACGTATCTGCTCAAGTTCCTCATTTGATACGCCAGCATACGGTGCATAAGTCTGTTTTGGTTGAACCATATTTCCTCCATAACGAATTGGGCGAAGCCCGAAGGCCCCGCCCGATTTCACTTCGCCTGATTACGCGAAAATGCTTGCGCCACGTTGCGCGTAAGCCTTAGCAATAACGGCACGGGGAATACCAATCTGGTACACCCCGTTGTTATTGTAGACTGGAACGCCCGCTTCGCGGAGTTCAGCAATGCGGCAAGCAAGGCGCGTCACACCAAACTTGCGTGCGGCGCTTGCTGTAGTCAGTTTTCCACCTGTGCGTAGATACGCATAAATCCGTTCATTTTGTGTCATACTCAAATTCTCCTAATTAGCCTGCGTAGATAGAGCGGTTCCCCGACCGCAGACCTGTCGGGGAACCGAGTTTCCGGTTGAAAGATTAGAAAGCGATTTCAGCGTCACCATCTGCATTCACAGTAGCATCACCAGTCGCACTCGCAACGCCACCGCCAGGAACAACTTGTTCCGACGACACGCGGTCGAACAACTGAATGAAACCATCACGATTGTCGCGGTCGAACCGCGCAACGCACTTCGCAATCGCGTCCTTCTTATCGCCGAAAATGCCGTACGTGCGGACGATGTGGACCAAACGCCGTGTGCTGATGATGTCATCGCACGCTTGATTGGCGTACGAAATCCGAATCGTCTCCGCCCAGCGCGTCAGATCCGTTGCGAAGCCTTCCTCATTCGGATGACCGATCGCAACCAGTTCCTTCAGCAGAATCTTGAGTTCGATCTTGCTCGACGGAAATTCTTGCTCCAGACACACCGCAAAACGTTCGAGGAACGCCTCGTTCATAATGTTGGTGTTGATGTAACGCCCACCATTTTCTTCACTACCACGACCCTTGGTGTTAGCAGTCGCAATGATGTTGAACCCCGGCGTGATCGGGACAAGACGATTCACCTTCTTGAGGAAGATACCCTTGCCTTCCAGAATACCTTGCAAGCAAGAAATCTTGCCAGTGCCGTAGTCGATTTCATCGATCAGACACACCGCACCGCGAATCGCAGCAAGCGTAACCGGACCGTCGAACCAGACCGTTTCGCCATTGATGAGGCGAAAACCACCGATCAGGTCATCTTCGTCCGTCTCGGGGGTGATCTGAATGCGGATCAGCTCGCGATTCAGCACAGCACACGCCTGCTCGACGGCGAGAGTCTTGCCGTTGCCCGACATGCCCGTGATGAACACCGGGTAGAATTGACGCGACTTGATAACACGATGAATGTCATCGTATTCGCCGAACGGCACAAACGTCGGGAATCGCGCAGGCACAAGCGATTCGGTGTTAGTCGCACCAAGTTGGATCTTCGCTTCGGGACGCTTGAACGCGACCACGTTCGCGGCTTCCAGTTCCGCTTCCGCATTCACTTCAACCGTCGGAGCAGCAATGCTCGAAATCGGCGGCAGAACGTGCGCAGTAGCCTTGCGCGTGAACTTCGGAAACGGCTTCGCCGGATCGAATTTCATGTTTTCGTTGTAGACTGTCGTGAACATGCCACGACCAACCTTAAACTGATCCGTCATCAGCCAGCGCGGCAGAATGCCGTTGCCAGCAGCCTTCGCATAATGATCCATCAACTGACCGCGCGTCACAACCGGACCGAACACGGAATTGAGGTGCTTCATTACAGCGATTTGCGATTCGTTCATGTAGTCAACGTCCTATAGAAAAGTCACGAAATTACAGCTCAGACCATAATCCTACGCTAATACGGGCCACTTGTCAAGCGGCTAAGTCATTGATTCTTAAGGAGAAACCAATTTAATTTCCCTATTGGAATCAACGACTTAGCAACGCTTCCTCTACGCTACCTTCTCCATGAACTTGGTCAGGAACGTGCGATTCGCAGCCTTCGCATTTTGCATCTTGGTGAACTCACGCGCAAACGTTGACGCACGCGCATCCTTCTTCACTTCTGCCATATCCTCATCGGCAGTAATCAGAGCCTTGTCCCACATCACGAAATACTCCGAATAACCGAAAGTATCGATTGACATGAAACGCTCGTTCCGGAATTGCATCTTCATCTGCTCTTCCGTCTTGGAGTAATAGCCCTTGTACTGCGACAGCATACGCGCAGCCATCTTACCCGGCACAACGTGGTAACCGATGTACGTCGCGCCACAAGCCGCTTCCGCCATCTTAATGTACGTCTTGGTATAACCAAGATTATCAAAATCGCCCGTCACTTCAAAAATCTTGTTGCCCCACGGCGACTTCAAGTACACCGAATTCTTGTTCTTGGTCGGGTAAAGACCTTGCGCATAGTTGATGCTAGAAAAGCCTTCGCCATCCGTCAGCATGACGACAGTAACCTTCTCCGCAGCCATTTCACGGCGAAGCATGTTAACAAACTGCACCGACGACAAGATCATTTCATCAAGCGGCGTGCCACCCATCGTGACGACATAATTGCTTTGCAGCTTGCGGAAGTTGCCGTCCGTATTCGACAACGCATACATCGCACGGTTAAACTCGCGCAGCGTCATACGATCCGACAGCAGTTCCACCGCTTGATACGAATCATCCCAAGCGTAGAAGCTTTCCGTGTTAGTGCGGTCATACTTACTGTCACCCTCAACAGTAGACGGCGCAAACTCAAAGCCCGTCATTTCCTTGTAATGACGACCGATAGAATTCCGACCCGACGTAAAGCCATACACACGGAACGGAATATTCACACGGCGGCAGAACAGCGCCAGCACCGACGCCTGCTCAACCACTTGGCTGATGATGCCAGACATCGAACCCGAAAAGTCGATGAACATAATCATGCCGTGATTCTTGCCCTTCGGCACCGACGTTACACGCTTGAACAAATCATCCGAAAACTTGTATTGATGCATCTTGTTCAGGTTCAGCGAACCCGACTTCGATTCAAGCGAACGCGCATACGTCCACGCATTCTTTTTCATTTCAAATTCACGCACAAGGTGCGAGACATAACGCTCGTGCTTCGCACGGAACTTGGCAGTATGCTTCACTTCCTTCGCCAGAAGTTCCTCTGCCGTGTACTCAGGCTCAGTCGAATAGTAGTCGCGACCAGCAATCGCCTTCGATGCAGCAGCAACAAACGCCTTGTACGGCACGACCCATTCAGCAGCCGGCGCAGGCATGTCAACGCGCACATACACCGTGTCGCGGGCATACTGGTCGATCAGCGTGTCCTTCATCGTATCGTAGGAACGTTCAGTCTGCGACACAGGCTCAGGCACTTCTTCCGATTCATCTTCGGCAGTACCCTTGCCACCTTCGTTGTTGCCAGTCTTTTCTTCGTCGTCCTCTTCGTCCGCAGCCTCGTCCGTAGACTCATCCGACTTCGTGGTCTTGGACTCAGGCTCTTCGCCTTCTTCGGTGTCGTCATCCGAACCATGCTCTTCCGAGTCATCTTCCGAATCGTCACCTTCTTCACCAGCGCCTTCAGCAGGCGTCACTTCCGCCGAATCGTCGCCTTCGTCGTCCATGTCGGACAGATCGTCCTCTTCGCCTTCTTCGGCAGACGGTTGCGGAATCGATTCGGGTTCATCCAGATCATCCAGATCCGAACCTTCGTCCTCAGATTCAGGAGCAGACATCAGACGCTCCAGTTCGGCGAGCATTTCGCTAGCCGAAGCTTGACGCGCCTTCAGCGTTGCCTTGTCATGCTTGTAAACTTCAAGCGCAATGGCAACGACCTCGTCCCACGTGTCTGCAACCGCAGCACGATCAACGAGAGCCTTTTCAACAGCCGAGAAATTGTAATTGCCAATGTCGCCGACTTTGGCATGCAGATTCATACGGTCAACAAGCAACATCGTCGGCAGATCACGCATCACTTGCGCAATGTCACCGTAATGACCGAGATTCCAGAGGTTCTTGTAGCCAACGAAGAACGACCGGGTCACGCCCGGATACTTCAGTTTGATTTTGCGATTGATGCGGATGTCTTCCACGACATTCACAGAATCCTTGATCTTGATGCCGTGCTTCGCTTGCACAGCCTTCCAGTCTTCCGGGTTAGTCCAAAGCGCATGACCAACTTCGTGCGCAACGTTCATCTCCACGACCTCAGGAGCAACGTTAATCGCATAGATCGGAATGACCAGCACGCGAGTAGACACATTGAACGAAGCGGTACGCGCCTTCTTGAATTCAACGTGAATGTTCTCGGTGGCAAGAAGCTTTGCCAACGAAGCTTGAACTTTTTGTTCACGCGCCTCAGCGGCTTCGGCATTCTTGTCATTCAGCGATTTCAGATCAAACATGCGTTTAGTCCCTTGTAGGAATAGTCAATCGATACCATCATCCTACGCGGATTTGTCTCCTATGTCAAGCCTCTAAGTCATTGATTCCATTGGAGAAACACAAATATATTCCCCAACAAAATCAATGACTTACAAACGTCTCCTGGAGAGGGGACTAAGCGAAAAGCGCATCTACCTGGGTGGTTGACGCCCTTTTTAGCTGCGGAATTGTCGCGCTAGACTTCGGGTGGGTAGCAAGGAAGCTTGCCCATGTCGTCTCGGCGTTTGTCTGATAATCGCGCAGCACCTTGTTGCCCGCTCTATCAGGTATATCACGATACAATCCCTTGATCGTTTGCGCAGCCGTTTTCTTAGGAACACGATGCACGTTTGGCAGACCCTCGAATGGTTCTGACCATTCGTAGTCATTCAGCAGCACCACATGACAATGTGGGATACATTCAAACGCCGCAAAGCAAAACGCTTCCTTCTTGGCGGGGCTGAAATAGACGCTACTGTTACGGATGAAATCTGCCTTCTGTTTTCCGTCTAGCGCAGAGGCAATCGTGAAATCAGTAATACCCAACGTCTTGAATGCATCCTCAAATTTCTGCGCACCGGAAACATTGGTCAGGACACGAGCTGGTAGACCCGTTTCCTTGATGACCTTGAGGTATGTCTTGTAGTCTTTCCGATCTTCCCAACGACCAATGAACAGAACACCACGACGGGTATCTGCCTTCATGGCATACGGCTTGAGTAGTTCCAATTCTGGCAAAGGCATAGGCAGCGACATTGCATCGATGCCATACATCTTTTTCATCCGCTTTACGTTATGTTCAGACTGCGTGCCAACAATGACACCAGGCAGCGTCAACATGCGACGATAGACCTCATTGTACTCATTGCTGAACGGACCCACTTCATCTTGGATGCCGATGAAATTTTCATTGTGCGTGTAGAATACGGTTGGAATCTTGCTTGTCAGACCCAT